AGAAGCTCAAAAAGCAATCACTGCTGAAAGTTTTAGAGCAAAGGAAGCTCAAAGTTTAACTAAGTCTATAGGCACTGCAGGTAAACCTTTAGTTGAACCCAGACAAAAAGAAGATAAAGTTGCAACTACTGCGTTTACACCATCTGTAGATATGAGTAGTGGTGGAGATGATGACAAAAGTAAAACTGTAGCAACCCCAACCACAGTGGCTACTCCTACAACTATGTATACTGAACCTGTTGTAAAAAAAGAAAGATCTTTCTTTGATAAAATATTTAGTCCAATAAGTTCTTTAGAACCCTCTGATAAAATTAAAAAAGATCTTCTTAATCCTGAAATAGATAATCCTTATGCAGATTTAGAAGATAAAAGACTTTTTATTAATTTATTACAAGATGAATCTTTTAGGCAACAGTTTAATGAAGCAGAAAGACTTAGAGCTATTTACAGAAGAAAAACTAGTGAGAATAGTATAAGAAACTCTTATTATGATTTATTTACAAAAAAATTTGGTATTAGTCCTAGAACCTCTGAAATACTTACGAATGTTGTAGACTTTACACCTATTGTAGGAGATGTTGCAGGTTTTGAAGATGCTGTAATAAATTATAAAAGTGGTAGATATGGAGCAGCGGCTTTTGATGCAGCATTAGCTACAATAGGACTTGCACCTGTTGCAGGAGATGCAATAAGAAAATCATTAAATGGTATTGATATTAAAGATCTTACTCCACAGATGTTTAGCACTAGACCTGTAAATGTAGGTGGTATGGGTGGTGAATTTGCAAAAGTTAAAGCAATAAATAATTGGCAAAAATTTTTAGAAGAACAAAATTTAACAGATGTTTTTACCGATAAAGACATTATAGAAGTTTTACCAACTTTATCTACTAAGCAAAAACAACTTGTTATGAGTAAGGTAGATGAGCTTTATGTTAAAACTGGTTGGAATCCGGGAAGAGGTGGTAAATTTTTTACAGAGATTGATGATAGTGACGCAGTAATATTAGAATCTAAAGATTTTTTTGACAAAGT